AAGGTCATGTCGGCGGCCGACATCGCGATCATGGATCCCATTGACATCTGGGCCAGCGCCAGATCCCGCGTCGCACCCCCGGCTGCGATCTTGGCGCGGAAGTCACTCATCAGCGGTGCGAGAGGGGTCCGCTCGAAGGTGTACGACATGATCCGCGCTGGGATCTTGATAAAGGGCGCGATCACCCGCAGCGCGGGGATCTTCTGACGGCCGTCGAGGAGCCACTGCGCATATTTGCCCGGCTCATCGAGGAAGGCCTGATACTTGGCCCCGTCCCGTGCCGCCTGAGTGATGGCCTCCGGAGGATTGGCGATCAGATCCGCTACCCGGCTCCGGAAGGCAGATTCCGCCAGCTCCCCGGCGTTCATCTCCTGCGTGGCCTGCCGGACGGCCTGCGCGTTCAGCTCTCCCCGATAGGCCATGGTGAGCGCGACATCGTGCTGCGCCGCGATGCCCCTTCGGCCCAATGAAAGCGCCTGACCGATGAAGTCGGCCGCCCGGCCTAACCACGGATGGTCAGAGAGGTTCAGCGCCTCGGCGGAGATGTTTGATGGATAGGGGTCGTGCGGCTCGCCGATACCCTCACCGGTCGTTCCGCTCTTGGCCGCTTTCCACCCGTAGGCCATGGCGTCCTTGAAGGAGCCGACCCATCCGGACCACATCGCGGAAGCCTCTCCGGGTTCCACTCCATTGGAGGTTCCCAATGTCTGACTGATCTTGGAAGCCCACGCGCGTTCTCCGACGCGCCAGATACCCGTGGAGACGTTGGACGCCAGAATCTTGGCCTGCGTAACCGGGGACGAAAGAAGTCCGTCCGAGAACGCTTGAATCACGGCATCGCGTGTGCGGGCGAAAGCCGACTTGTCGATGGCCTGGTTGATTTCGTTCCACTGCCCTGCGTTCGCCATACCAGCAATACGGTGAGCCATAAGCTCAACGTTCTGTTTGCCGCCTGACATCTCCATCATCCGGTCAGTAATGTCCTGCAGGCGTGAGGCATTGGAGCCCACCGGGATACGCCAGGAGGCCAGCGCGCGGGCGGTCTCGGTGCGTGCCCCGATCACCTCGGACTGAATGGCATAGTGCGTCGCCATCATCTTTCGGAAGGCGAAGAGGTTCTCCGGGCTAGGTGATGTCGCTGCGATTTGTGCCAACTGCTTGAGTTTGTCGGCCGAGGAGGCCCACAGCTCCCTGGCCGCCACGGACTGTTCCGCATTGAGCGGCTCGCCCATCCTGCGGTTCTGGAGGAGGTCCCAGGCGTTCTCCATCTGTGAGTTGAGCTTGATCTGCTCGAAGGTCTGCGTACCGCGGCGGGCCGATTCGACGTTCTTCTGGAACTTGTCCGCCAACGTCTGCATCACGTTCTGGACATCTTCCGGCGTATCGACTTTCGCGAAGTTGATGTAGGGGCGAGGCGGTGTTTGAGCGGCTCCTTCAGCTGAGGATGTCAGCGGCGGCTGTGGCTTTTCACCCGCTAAAACCTCCTCCGGAGTCGTTCCACGTGTAACGTCCTCCGCATGTTGGCCGCGAAGCATATTGCCTAATGGCGTGCGTCCTCCAACGGGAGGTTGCCCTACGGGCGGGCCGCTGAAAGGTTGGTCCTGAACCAACGGGGCTTCGGGGCTGCTATCCCCTAGCTCGCGGAAGGCATCCGGTGGAACACCGGGTTCCGTAGCCGGGGCTTCCATCGGCGCCGCCTTGGCATCCGCCACGCTTCGAAGAAGGCGCAAACCCTTCAGGAACCCGTCAGTCGCTACGCCCAGACCCAGCCCCTCGAGGGCGTTCTTGACGCGGCCCTCGACAGCAGAATCTCCGGGTTTGGACTGTAGGTACTCGGTGACTGGATTGGAGAGTTCGGGAAACTTCTCGATCAGGTTCGACAGCCGCTGCTGATGCGGGTCGAAGGCTGCGAAGTTGGCAATGGCGCCCTGGGCTGCGGAAAGCCCATACCCGGCCGCTCCGGCTGCCTGCGTGGGGAGTCCGAGTCCGCCCATCGTGCGCCGCGTCAGCGCCAGTCCGGTGAGGAACTGCGCGACGTTCTTGACCAGTCCGCCGGTGACCGAGGTCGGTGAGGCGACATCGCGCTTGTCGACCGCTTCCCGTACGGTGTCAGCAAAGCGCGGAACGGTTCCCTGTCCTCCGGTGATCTGTCCGGTGAGGCCCTGGCCCGCCTCGCCTTCTGTCATCAGGTGGATACCTTTGCCTCCACCCCAGGCGATCCCGCGGAAACCTGTCGCATCGCCGATCTTCTTGTCAGCCCACTTACTGAAGTCGTCGATGGCGTCGTAGGAGTTTATGACCGCATCGCGCGCGCCGGTGTAGATCGCGCGCGGGGTCTCGGTGGCGCCTTTGAGGACATCAGCGCCGACCCGATAGGCGATCCCATGTTGGGAGGCGCCCGGTGTTTGGGGCGCTCCTGAGGGCGCCTGTGGGGTACCGGCGGGCTTCTGCTCAGCCCCGCCTCCCATTTCCTTGAGCAACGCATCGCCTGCAGCGCTTTCAGGCGCCTGTACGCGATAGGCCAGATAGTTGCCGCCCACGTCATTCTGCAGTGGCGTGGTCATTTATTCTCCGCGGCCTTCTTGGCGGCTGCCGCTTTCTGCTGCTGAGCGGTGACGGCGGCTTCCCACTTCTGGAGTAGTACGGCCTGCGCGTTGAACTCGTCTCTCGAGATACGCCCGTCGTTCAACGCTTTGACCAGATCCTTCTTGGCTCCTGGGACATCCGGCGCCGCGCGGGAGCCTTTGCCGAGTCCCATCTGGGGGACCGGGAGGGTGAGCAAGTTCTTGTCAGAGGCAACGAGCTGGTAGCGCTTGACGACGTCGATGGCTTCCTGCTGAACCTCCTTGTCACTCGCCTGCTGGCCGTTCTTGCGGAACCAGTCCTGAAAGTCGTTCTGCATGTTGGCGAGCGTTTGAGCCTTGGCCGGATCCGGCTCCAGCTCGCTCACCTTGCCTGCGGTGTTGATGTAGTTGATCCCGCGCTTATAGGAGTTCGGGAACTCGGTGGCTGTCTTGTCCGTGAGGCGCGTGAAGTCTTCCTTGGAAAGCTGCCCGCCGGTGAATGCAGCCATGATGTCCTGCTGCGTGTCCTCACCTCGTACGGTTCTCGTCAGCAGATCGGAGTAGGTGCGTGGGTCGCTCTGCGTCTCCTTGCCTGACGAAGCCTCCAACAGGTACTTCATGGCTGCCGGCTCCAGCGTATTGGAATGACCCAGCACCCACCCGGCCGTGAGCTTGCCGTCCTGGCTCATAGCGATGCCCTGCTTCAGCAGCTTGTCCGAGTTGTCCTGTTGCTCCTGCTTGGCCAACTGGTGGACACGTTCTGCATCTGCGACACGCTGGTGCAGCATTTGATCCGCGTGCGTCATGAGGGACTGGCGCTGCTCGGCGGTCAGGTTCTGGTAGTACCCGTCCGCCTTGGGATCATTCAGTTTCAACATGGACTGATAGGGGTCCCGGTTGATATCCCCCATCACGGCAAAGTGCGACAGCGTGCGCTTGGTGTAGTCGGCCAGTTTCTCCTTGGCCGTAGGTTCCATCTGCATCGTGTCGATCGCCGCGAGGCGCTCGGATAGACGCTGGCCATAGTTGGCCGGGCTGTTCTGCAGCTCGACCGCGGTTGAATCCGCGGCGTCCTTTGCGACCTGTTGGTTGTGGGCGTCCTTCGCTCCAGCCTCAAACGAGAGGGACTGCTGCGCGAGATGGGTGCCGAACTCGGTGAGTCGCTGCTGGAGATAGCGGCCCGTCATCTGATTCGGCGCGCCCTTCACCGTGTCCTTCACATACTTGTCGTAGTCCCCCATCAGCTGGGGAGTGAAGTTGGGCGCTCCGGGTTGGGCGTTCAGCGAGCGGTCGTGGAATTGCTGCGTCCACTCGGATTGCGCCTTCGAGAGTGCCTGGAGCGAATAATTCGCGGCTTCGCTCTGTGCGAGGTGCTGTAGGCCTTCGGCAAACGCATCGACGCCCGGCCCGATGGAGGCGCCGGTACGCGTGGGGATGATCCGACGTAGGCCCTCCTCAACGGGGACCTGCGATTCATAATCCCCGATGGCGACCGGGTGGGCCACTTATGACCCCAGGGTGCTCTTGGTCGCTGTGGCGGGAGCCGGTGCGCTGCCCCCGGCAAAGATGTTCGCGAACACGCCGCGACGGCGGCGGAGCATGTCCTGCTGCTGAAGGGCCGCATTCGCCGCGGTATCCTGGGTGGGTGCGGTGGGTGGGGCGACAGGCCCTTCTCCGTAGAAGCGACGGTTGTTGCCCGGCTTACCGAGTACGGCGTTCTGGGTCCCTATGTCCGCCTTCATGATGGCGGAGGCTATGGGATCGATATGCGACAGTGCCTTACCGACGCCGAAGTCAGCCCGGCGCCCCATATTGGATATGTTGTTGACAACCCCGCTCATGATGTCAGCGTCAGATAGCCAGAGTCAGGAAATCAACCCAGATAGTTGCCGCTGTAGCCCCGGAGGAAGGCACCACCGGCTTTGAGATAGTCTGAATTCGCTTCCGATTGACCCTCAGCGGCGACGTTGGCCGACTGCAGTCCATAGCTCCATTTCGCGAGTTGCGCCTTATAGCGGATCGCTAGCGCGTCCTCGGTGGCGTTGCGGACGTTCTGCGTGATCGCCCGGCCGGTGGATCCGCCAAACCCCGCCCCGGCCTGTCCGGCGGCGGCGATCTGTGAACCTTCCATCGCCGCGGTCTTGCGGCGCTGCTGGGCTTCTGCGGAATATCCCTGCGCAGCGGCGGTCTTGGCCTCGAATCCCAATACCTGCGCATTGGATTCGGCGGCATTGGCTTTCTGGGTTCCGGAGATGACGGAACCCGCGAGCATCACGAAAGGGATGGCAGCGGCCATGAAATCCTCGCAAAGCGATAGTGATCTTCCCCGTTGGGGCCATAGGCTCTCATCCGGCCTTCGTTCTCAAATCCCAAAAGTTGCAGCCAGCGACAGCCCTGATGGAAGGACACTTCTGTCGTGGCCTCGATACGTTTGAGGCTCGTGATCGAGAGCAGCCGTCGCACACAGCGATCCAGCTTCACGAAGTGCCGGCCAGCGTCTTTCGCCACGAAGGCCCAGAGCACGCCCATTTGAAATCCCTGGAAGGCAACTCCCGCGCTGGCGATGATCCGGCCGTCGACCTCGGCGGAGGCCGAAGGGCCTACGGCCTGAAGCGCTTTCAGGTACTCCACACAGATGTACGAGACCATGTACTGCTGGGCGTCCTGGAGCTCCAGACGCTGAATATGTTCGGGCTCGAACGGAATCACGTTCACGGCGGGGATGGCTCCTGAACCGTGATCACCGGGAAGATGCCGAGAATCTCGGTGGCGAACGGTCCCGGCTGATAGACGCGGATCTTGCAGGAGGTGCCGTAGTCGCCCGGCAAAGAGATGCGCGGGCTGTCGCCGGTCAGGAGCGGCGGAGGACTGTCTAGAGGGGTGGAACTCAGGTTCGACTGGATCGGATCAATCTTCCCATCCGCAAGCCCGATGTAGGCCCCCATGGTGTTCTTGAATCGCACCACTGCATGGCTTGCGCGCTTGGTCTTCCCCTGAGCGGTGCCGATATCCGCGCCACCTTCGATGTCCATGGTCACGAGGTCAGACGGGCACTTCAATCCAACCTGAATCACACTGCCCGCGTTGTCGAGGGTGATGTGGCCTGTGTTGTCCACCACACAATCGGGGTGGCCTCCTCCATCGCGCAGAACGCTCACCGTCTCCCCGATCAGCCAGGGGATGGAGACCGTGGTGGTCGGTGCGCCGTTGTAGACACCGGACATGTCGAGATAGCACATCGTGTTCTGGGCATCCCCGGTCTCGAAGTCCTTCTCGAGATACTCCACGGAGCGCAACGTCTGACCGTTGATGGTGCGGTTGACGACCATCCACACCTCATCGCGTGTGCCGTCCGGAGCCGGGATCACCGAGACGCACTCGACGACCGCGGGTCCTGCGGTCGTGGCTCCCAAGGTATGCTCATGCCAGCCGGTGACCTGATCGGGCCGGTCGAACACGTAGCCGATGAGCACGCCATCGTTCCGGACGGCCCAGAGCGTTTCGTAGGGCTCCTGGTGCCAGGACATATCCACGATGCCGGAGGTGACCGTGTAGCCTGCGATGTGGTTCGCCAACCTCGTCTGGTTGGTCGAATCGAACACGTCGAGATAAAAGTTGTAGTCCTGGGCGAGGACCTTCTTCCCCCCCGCCTGGATGTAGAAGTTGGAGGTGCCGATAATCTCGGCCCGGATCGAGCGCGAGCGCCACTTCGACTGCCGCAGCACCGCGACGTTATCCGGACCCAATGCCTGGGTGGTGACGATGGGCCCTAAGGCAAACTCCCCGCCCTTGGTGCCGATCAGGAGAAACCGCGTGGTCTGTGAGAGCCAGGTGATCGCATCCACATCCTGGGCGGCGATCGTCCCGGCCACTGCACAGGCAGCGGTCACCTGTGAGAACAGATCCTCGGTGTGACTCGTGTACTGACCCGGCGCCGACCCCCACCATTTGATGCCGTTGGCCCAGAACAGCCGATCCGAGAAGAAGCTGACGCACGTCGGAAAGGACGCCGTGTATCCGCTGCGTCCCTGCCCCCAGGCGCCCAGTTGCCAGTTGAGGGATGCGTTCTTGATCGCGCTCCCGCCGGAGGTGTAGGCGGAGTATCCCGTGGCATCCACTGTACCCAGTGTGAAATTTCCTCCACTGGTTGCGGTCACGACATACGACTGCTCGGAGATCTGCGTCATCCCGCCTACGTTCGTGAGGTAGACCGGATCTCCCACCGCCAGGGTATGGCCGGGCGCAGTGACCACGGCGGGATTGGCCTGGGAGATGGCGGTGATGGCGAAGGGTGCGCCGACCGTGGCCTGAGGGAAGTTGTAATACTGGTTGCCGTTGGTCTTGCCGGTCTGACCCGCGTACGAGGACAGAGTGAGGGTGACCTGGGTCGGGCTCGTGTAACCGGTGACCTGCCCTATTCCGTAGCCGGAGTCCATGTAGAGCCACTGGACGGCGCCTTTGCCATCCCACCCGATCCCGCTCGTATGGACGGGAGGATTGGGTCCCGAAGTAGCGCTGTTCAGCGCTTTGTACGTACTGCCGTTGAAGCGCGTCAGATCGTTCGTGGAATAGGCGACGTTGTTGGTCCACGTCGGGACGTTGAAGTATTGGACGTTGATCCGGACCAGCCGGCCGGGAGAGCTTGCCGTGGCCACATCGGTCGGATCAAAGATGGCAGCGGTGGCGTAGCAGATCACCTGATTGGGTGAGCCTGCGATGGGCGTCACATAGAGTGCCGGGGTGTTCGAGGTGTTGATGTCGAGGAACGGCCCATCCGGTGGCGCGAAGGGCGTCAGCGTCCAATTGGTGGGACCTAAGCGGGTGAGCTGCATCGGCCAGTAACTGGCGCAGGCGATATAGATCACATCGCCGGACTGTTCCAGTTGCAGACCACAGGTGTTGTCGGGATTGGTGAGCATCTGCGCCGTGTAGGGCGTGGATATCTCGTACGCCACTCCACTGGCTTGCACCTGCCCGTGGTTCGTATAGAACCGGCAGTAGCCCACCCCGAACTCCACCTGATAGGCCTGGCTCTGGGAGAAGATGAACTTGCGCAGCCAGGTGCGCTGGGTCGAGTCCTTGACCGGCTCTACATACCGGGAGCCGGGACGGCGGCGGGCGCCGCCTTGCACCCGGGGGATGTAGTTCTGAAGGGTGGAGCAGCCAACCGCGTATTTCTCGTTGTCGACACGGGCGGCGTAGTCGGGAGAAAGCTCGCCTGCGTTGAAGTTCGATAGCGCCGGTGCGTTTTTGCCCATCCGGCTACGATCGGGAATCCAGCGTCAGGTTTTCAAGCTACCCGTAGCGAATCCACGCGGCCCCACCGGCCCCCACTGGACGGGTTGCCACCCAGGTGTCATCCGCCTGGATCGTCGGCGGAGTCTCGAATGCGTTCGCCCGGATCCCATCCTTTATCGCGGTGAGATACTCGGCGATGCAGTCCTTTTCCTTGGCCGAGGATTGTGTGATGCGAAAGCAGGCGCGGCGGGCGATACGTGAGGCAAAGGCTGTGCAGAAGCACGGATCCCACAGGGTCGTGTCCGTGACCTGCCGGATGTAGCGGATCGAGATGGGCGGTGCGAGGTTGGTCAGCACCATGCCCCCTTCGATCATGTAGTCATCGTTTGTGGGTCCTGAACGGAAGTCCGACAGGTCGACGCCCGGCCAGTCGAAGTTGGAGTTGCCCACCTGCAGCACCCGCAGGCACCCGGAAGGCAGTTCGAACTGTGCCGTGTAGGGACCGTTGACGGGAGCATCGGCGAGCGCCGGGAGATTGGCGCGCGTGATGGAGAACTTCCAGATGTTCTTGCGCAGCTCGGAATCGCGCTCGAGGTTCCAAACCGCGTTCAACGCCCGTGCGTTGGTGGTCTGGTCCGTGATGGCATTGATGGTATCCGCGCCCAGCAGGGTGAGCGCGGAATTGCAAATCTCGGTCTGAGAACTCACATCAGATCGGGATCTCGGCCCATGCGAAGCCGAACCACAATCCTGCAACGGAAGCCTGGGTCGGGGTCACGAAGCACGCATAGGCTCCGGGCGCCAGCACGATCGCACCTCCGATATCCACGGTCACTCCGGGGGAGTTGGTCGTAGCAGAGGCGGTATTGGTCAACGCGAGCGAGTACAGCGGCGCTACAGGGAGCGTCGCGGCGGTGTCGACTTTCGCCACAGCGTTGTTCGCCGTGGCCCCCACGAGGGCGGTCTGCACCGTTCCGGGCGTGGTGTGCGTGACATTGGCGGTGGCGCTCGAACCGGTGGCAATCAGATAGCCTTCCACCTGCGTTGCCTGGATCACCGACTGGGCGACGGAGGCCAGGACGATCGCGAGATTCTTGCCCGAGTTGAGCGGATTGGACAGGCACAGTCCGGTGTAGGTCGTGGCGAGGCCCACCGTGGTGGTGGCGACGGCCTGGCTCGCTGCCATGTAGCAGTTGCCGCGGGAGACCTGCTCGTAGTACCGGGGGCTCAGCTCGGAGACGATCATGTCACCGAGGCGTCCGGCGCGGTTCTGACTGGCGGCGACACCGTCTGCGTAAGAAACTGGGCCGACGAGATTGTTGGTGGGCATGGCAGTCCTACTGATTCGGGCGCGTGTCGCGGATGAGGGCTTCTTCGATAATGCGTAGCAGCGCCTGGATTTCGCCGCGCTTCAGAGCCCGTGTTGAACCTTTGTCTGTGATGGTGGTCGTGGTCTGATCGACCCGGAGCTCGATCCCGGCTGAGGTCGGCGCAGCCGTTCCGAGGGTCACCGTCTCCAGTGTCCCGCCGGGGGCGATCAGGTAGCTGATCGCGGCCACTTACACGACCTCGTAGAGGATGTGCGAGGACATCGCACCGGGTGTGCCGCCGGTGAAGGCCGACAAGGTGCACTCGCCCAAGGAGGCGGTGTTGCCCACGATGCTGATTTCCTCACCCGGTCGCGCGACCCAGCGCACGATGCCGCCGTAGGCGTTGAAGGAGAGGGTGAGCAGGTGACCCAAAGTGGCCGAGCGCTGGGGCTTTGTGGTCGCGCAGGCGTTGCCGACACGAGCCACGGTGCCGGGTGCGGTGTTGGAGCCGTCCAGCACGGCGGAGAAGCCACCGGTCGCCGTACCGGTTCCGACCGTGGAAGACCGGCCGAAGAGGATGACAGTCGGCGAGGACGAGGATGCGGCCTCACCGCCCAGGTAGATCTCGGACACGTTCAGCCGCATGGTGGAGTTGCCACCCTGCAGGTACGCGAGATACGTCGAGTCCACGAGGTTCGTGGTGTCGGCGGTCGCGGTGGGCGTGACCGAGTTGACCGAGTAGGAGTATCGAGCCATGTGTTACACCACGTAGGAGAGTTTCAGAGCCAAACTGCCGCCCGCAGATCCCGCGGTGACGGCCGTGACCGTGACGTCATAGATCGCATTCGGATCGGCGGTCAGTCCCAGCAGCTCCCAGACGCGCTTGCCGATATTCGCAGCCGAGGCCGAGCCGCTCGTGATGGCAGGGAAGTACAAGCTCGTCCAGGTGCTGCGTGCCGAGGCCATGGAAGTGCCCGCGGGGATGAAGATCACATCGGAGCTGGAGACCACGGTGCTCCCACCGTTGGTGAGCAACACCCCGCACTTGTAGGACGTGCCGGAGGTGTTCGCATCGTTCATCACCTCGATGTCGCTGATGCGCGCATTCGAGGGGATGCGGAAGAACCGGTAGGTGGAGTTGTTGGAGTCCGAAGCTCCCATCGTGCAGACATCCACCATCTCCTTGATGTTGGCGCCCGCAATAAACGAGTTGTTCAGGACAGCCGGAGTGGCCAGGTCGTTGGTGATCTGAGTCGAGTTGACGTTGACGACGCCCATGCATTACCCCTTATCGGCACCAGATTTGGACGACACGCTTCTCTTCGATGCGGGTCGCGCCAGCGGTCATGTACACGTAGGCCTGCCAGGGAAGGCCCTGCAGGTCCTTGCGCTGGGCCACATCGGTCGTGATGTCGTTCCACAGACCCAGGTGCATACCCTCTTTCTGCCAGAAGCCCACCTTGGTGGAGGTGCCGGACTGATCGTCGGTGCCGGTCGGCAGGCGCTCTGAGTGGATGAAATTCACGCCGAGGAAGCGTTGGATGCGACCTTCCTGGAGAACGGGCTGGCCGCCGTTGAAGTCGCTCGAGACCACCTGCACTTCGGCCAGGAGGTTGTCGAGCTGTGTCGCGCCTGCGACGCACCACACATCTGCGGGCTGATCATTGTCGGGAATCGCCTCGTTCGCGCGCAGGATGCGCAGCGCTTCACGAAGCTTCGCCACCGTGAGTCCGGTCGGGGCGGCGGCGCCCTGCTGGACCGAGACCACCTGCGTGGAGGGCAGAGAGATGCTGTTCTGACCGGTCTCGCCGGTCTTGGAGGTGCCGAACAACGCCGAGATGATGAGGTCATCCATCTGACGATTGGCGGCGAAATGCGCGTTCTGTACGAACTTCGACTTCGGATCGACCAGCAGGCGCAGCTTGTCGAAGCTGTCGAGCAACTGCGGCAGATCGAAGTCGGAGGGGTAGACCCACCGGCGATCGGTCGGCGCGTCCACGCGGCCCATCGGCTGATAGCGCGACGTGACCGACTGCATATTGATCGCGCCCACCTGCTCGACCGGGGAGCCGGCCTTGCCTTCGTAGCGCTGCTCGGTGCAGGCCTTGCGCAGACGCGAATCTTTCTGCTGGACGAGTTCGTTCAGGATCCGGGCGTATTCCTGAACGTAGAAAGTCGTGATGTTGACAGACACGCAGAGTCCTCCAAAAGTGGAATCACTTTCGAAGGGCGTGTCCGTGAGGGGCCGCTTCTAGCCTCTTTTCACCTCTGGGCTGCGAGGGGCGCTTTGCCAGTCAGCGGGGAGTGGGTCCCACCCGTGTCCGCCTTCGTGATGGGACCCTATGCAGAGCAGCGTCAGGAAATCAACTGCTGTACGCGATGGCGCCCAACTTCTCAACCCTCGCGGCATATTCGGTACGCCAGGCGTGATCGTTGATCTTGCCACTCATGCGGTCCGCCTGAATCTGACGGATCTGATCCATCGCCTGCTGCTTGGTGACGCCTGAGAATCCACCCTTGCCATCGGATCCGGCAAAGCCTGACTCTGAATTCATCGCACCGAGTCCGGCAAAGAACTTGGTCAGGTTCGCAGCACCCAGCACCGACTCGGCGCGCTCGAGAGCGGCCTTGTCGTCAAGCCCGAACTGCTTGGCGAATTCCCGGTAGCCCCGCTGGGCCAGCTCTCGCTTGGCGGGGAATTCTCCACCCCACTCCTTTTCCAGAGCACCCATCTGCTTCTGAGACTCGGCGCGCTCGGCGGCCTCACCGGCTTTCACCTGCTCTGAGATGTACTCGTTCCACTTTTCGGCGATCTTGTTGGCCGCTCGCGGTGGCACACCGGCCTCGTGGAACCATTGGGATGCGGTCTTGGAGAATCCCTCATCCGCGCCTTCCGGCATCGGGAGTTTGTAGCCATCGGCGGAATCAGGAACGCCCAGCTTGGCGGATAGCGCCTTCCAGCCTTCCGCGTCGTTCTCGTCCTTGGGGAGCATGACCGTGCGACCGGCCTTGTCGGCGCCCATCAGGCGCTCGAGGCTCCAATGCGACTTCAGCGCGCTTTCGGCGTCCGGGTATTTCTTGCTCCCGAGCCAGGTTTTGACTTCGGGATCTTTGACCGTATCCCACCAGCCCGAAGCTTGTTGATTGGCACCTGGAAGGGCTCCGCCGGTGGAAGCGCCGCCCACGCCGCCTTCATTTCCGCCTTGGTTGCCACTACTCAGTACCGCTGCTGCTGTTGTCATTGCCACTCCAATCGATCATTGCGTGAATTCGGTCAGCGACGGCCTTTTTGCCATCGCGGTAAATCGTGGTGAAGGGGTCCATCCGCCCTTCCCGGTCCATATGTATGGACTCATCGCCTCGTTTACAGAAGCGGTCGATGTCATCCAGAACCAGCTTCCCTACCGGGTTGTTGAATATGGTGGCGTACGCCTCATGCTTGAGGCGCGTTCGCTCCAGATGATCCAGACGCGCTCTTTCGTTCTCGTCTTGGCTTTCCACTCTCACCCCCTTCTTTCTGGTCGGCCTTGGTATCGGCTTGCATGGCTGAGGTCAGTTTGCTCAGGTGCTCATTCAGCTTCTGGAGCTCGGCGAGCATCTGATGGAACACCTCGTTGGGCTCCTGGCCCATATCGTGTATCTGCATCTGCAGATCGGAGTTTTTCCTATGCAGATCGACGATGTGTCGCATCACTTCCGGGTGAATGCCCTGTTCGCTTTCAGCCATGACTTAGTTCCAAGGTTTGGTGTGATAGGTGCCGATTTCGCGTGAATCGCGACGGAACATGACCGTATTGGATAGGTCGGACGCATCCTGATTGAAGGCGTTCACGCAGACCACATTGAAGTCGTACTCGGTGTCGATCGCAAGGCCTGTGATTACGGCAATCCGATCGAACAGCACCGTGGGTTGCGGAACCCCGTTGATGTAGATGCGATAGCCGTGTGCGCCCAAAGATGCCGTCCAGTGCAGTTCCAGCTGATCCATCCCGATGGCATAACCTTCCAGAGTGACCGCGGCAAAGGGGCCGGAGGGCGCCGGGACCGGCGGGATTCCACGGGTTGTCGGTCCTGACCACGGCCAGTCGATCGCAATCGGCTTGAACCGGGTCGGGTTCACCCACTCCTGTTGGGAGAAGGGTCGCAGGATCGGCGTGATCAGCAGAATGTGAGGGCTGTCGTAGCTCTCGGCCTGCGCCCACTTCGGACGCAACGGGATCGGCCAGTCATCCTGTTGGAAGGGCGCTGCAACGCCTGCCGGGATACCTCGCGTAGTGATACCCGTCCACCAGAAGTCCTGGTGATGCAGGCGTAGCTTGAGCGGGATCGGCCAGTCAACCTGATTGAATGGCGCAAGGGGCTGAATGCCTGTGCTGGAGAACGTGAAATCCTGCGGAGTGGCCCTGGCGCGCATCGGTGTGGGGAAGTCCACCGGGATATACGGCGCGATGACCGGGCCGGGCAGATACGACAGCGCTTCCATCTGCAGGAAATCGCGGTCCGCTCGTCGATAGACTTCCGGAAAGCTCGGTGGCTTGAAGGGCGCCACGGATGCGACCAGCGTCTTGAGAACCAGACTTTGCGTCTGCTCGATCTGGTGATAGGGCGGGCGAAAGTATTCGATGCGCGTCGGTGTGCGGAAAATATTGGGATCGCGCGCCTTGACCGGAATACCAAGTGCCTGCGCACTGTTCTGGATGTAGTCCTGAACCGGAGGCTTCGGCCAGAAACGATCGGGTTGGCTTAAGCTGTCACTGGTGAAGGGCTTGAGCTTCGGGAAGAAAGTCGTGGGCAGGTTGGGAACCGGATCGACCTGAAGATAGGGTCGCCGATACTGGTCCAGCTTGAACGGATGACGACGGATCGTGGCCATTATGGCAAGAGGATGCTACCCCGCTCCAATGCGTTCAGATGCTCGTCCACCTTCTGATCGAAGGTCCGGCAGACACCCGTTTGAGCTTTCTCTCGAGCGCAATTCTCACAGATGACTTTCTGACAGCCCCCGCAGATGGATCGTTTCTCCCGGCCTCCAAAAGCGGTCACGATGACCGTTACCCCTGCCTGACAGTGGCTGCAGGTGTAGATCGGACCTTCGTAGATCCCGCGCCTGGCGCCGGGTGGCAGGTCAGCGAGCAGCTCCTGTGGTAAGCCGGGAGAGTTGCGATGGTCAATCAGCAGTTCCCCTTCCAGATCCTGAAGGCGCTTCACAGACATATCTGCCCCATCAGTGTGTCGGCCGGTCCGCCGCCTGCTTCCTTGAGTGCAAAGGTGAGCACGGCCGCATTGGTACCCGATGAGGTCGTGAAGTTCGGCCCATAGGTTCCCGTGGAGGTAACGCGCTGGTACATCACCCCGACCGTGTCCACGTTTGACCCGTTTGTGAATGAGCTGGTAGAGGCTAACAAGAATCCTGCCCCAGGCGTATAGGTCGTCGGGTTAGCAGCCGAATTGCTCGCGCCGATTCCGATGATGAGGTCCGTGGCATTGGTCGTCGTGATCGTCTGATCAAACGGCGAGGAAGCATCGAGATTGGAGACCAGTGTACCGTCTTGAACACTGGAGGTCGCAGCGCCCGTGATTTCAAAGAAACAAACAGCGGCCGTGTCCCCTAGCGCCTTGGAGATCGTTGGTTTGTGACCTGTCCCGCCTGCTCCTGTTCCGCCTCCTGCTGAGGCCCCAAGATAGACATAAGTTGTCGTGCTGCCGTTAGCCTGTGATCCGAGCAAGCTCCAGGTATTGCTGTAATTGTCGGTGATCGTATTGGCGGATGGGCTGTACGCCCGGATGACCACAATGAAATAGCTGCCAGTGGCGGAGGTGTTGAGGCTATTTGTCGTGGCTAAAGGAATACCACTACCGAACGTGTCCTCTTCAGAAAATCCTTGGGCAATGGCGATCGTCATATTCCCCTTCCAGTCGGACGGGCCGAAGCGCCGACATTGATGTAAACCTTGCTGTACTTCTCAATGGTTCCAGGAGTGGGGGCATAGCCGCCGATGTCGATACGGTTGAATCCCTGTCCTCCGGTACGACAGTTATAGACACTCACTGCCCAGAAGATGAGCGCTCCATTCAACCAGCAGGCCATCTCACCGTTGGGTGTTCCGTCCGTGTTATGGACTATCCACCATTCGAGGGTATTGACTGTGCCGTTGATAGCTTCGTTACCCCCGACATGATTGTTGATCGTGGGGTGCGGAGTGCGAGAGTACGATGAGCCTCCCGTGAGAGTCGGAGCTTGGTTCAGGAAGAACTGGGTATTGATATCCCCACCGGAAACGGAATCCGAATACGACAGCCCCATGACGGTACCGGTGTATCCACCCGCGTTGCAGCCCATCGTGAAGTTGGAGTAATTCGTCGGATAGCCGTTACCGAAGAGCTTCAGTTCCTTTGAGTTCTGAGTCTGCGTACGGATCAGGTCGTACTTGACGTAAACGCCGCCCTTACTCGCGATCTGATCGATCCCGGTCCAGCGGAATCCCGCGGTTCCTCCTGCCGCCCAGTTGAGTACGCCCACGCCGTTGGCCGCATCCCAAGTTCCGGAATTGCCACCCGCATCATCCGCAAACGCGAGACCCGTATTGGGATCGGAGACGAGTCCACCGTTGGTCGTGCCGGGGATCAGAGAGACGAGCGAGAAGCTCGAGTAGGGAAGAACGAATATCCGTCCGTCCCCATCAGGAATCGTGAAAGTCGAGACCAGCGCACCGTTATTGATGAGCGGCTGCTGTGAACCGATGATCGCCTGATACTGCCGCGGGAGCGTGATGGTCTGCGGACCGTTGCCGCGCGGATTGACTACCGCGATGCCATTGGTGAACTGACGCATCCACACGCCCATCGTCCCCACGTTCCAATTGGGTGATGTGGGGCGGGTGGTGAGCGGTGTGCCTAAGTAGCCGCGCCTGACGTTGACCTGTCCTAACGAGTCATCGCCATACTCGTCGTACCAGCGCACCTTGGACCAGTCATAGTTTGAAATGCCTGGCGCGAAATAGCCATCATCCAGCAGCGTTGTGCACAGTCCGTAACGCATCAACTGGTATTCGAGCGCACTGCCGGACGTCACAGTGGTCAGCGTCGTGCCTGCTCCTACAGGCCACGACGCCGTTAGTAGGCCGTCAGTCGAGGGCAGCTTGGTCCCGAGACCAACCAGTTTCGGCGCCAGACAGAAGTCCATTCCCTGATAATAGTTGGCGAGCAAGTTCGGCCATCCCGAAGCATAGGTCGTGTTGCCGGTGTTTGTATTGCCGATCTGAAAGCATTCCCAGGAGGATCCGCCCGCCCCCAGCGTGTTCTCGAGTAAGCCACCGTGAAGAGTATTCTCCAGACCTGCGGTCAATGTGCGCGTACCGAATTGATACTTGTTGGCGTACTGACCGAAGTTTCCGAAGTTGTAATAGGTTCGCCCGGGATTGACGAGCGCGAGCATCGTCTGCATCTGGTCGAACATGTTGTGATTGCCGCGAGCGATGAGTGACTGCGGCGTATCCAGACCCGGAAATCCTCCGCCTTGTTGTGAGCCCGGAGAAAGCGTGAGCCCGTCGAGTGATGAGTCCGGAACGGTACCGGCGCCATCCAGGGCCGCAAAGCATTGGTCAAGGAAGATGCCCGCTGCGGAAGGCGCGCCCATCTGCGGATTGAACGAGAACCGAGAATCCCCGGTGTAGCCGCGCATGAGCAGCTTGATGCTGGCGTAGTTGCCGAACGAGCGAGCAGGACCTTGTACCCCTGTCGGGCTCCCACTGGATGTCGTGCCGTAGTTTGTACCGCAGATGGATGCGCCGACACCCGCAGAGCCCACCGCACCGGGCCAGGCGGCTGAATAGTTGATGAAGGACTGTCCGCCGCCTGCGGGCGTCTTCGTCCCGACTCCGCCGGCCGACTCGTACAGATACCAGTTGTTGGCATCGACCAAGGTTTGCCACTGGGCGTAAGGATTGCCCGAGATCGTGGCGCACATCATCTCGTAGAAGAACACCCTGGTCAGACGTGTGGCGCTCTTGGTCACCGTGTAGGTGGTGTTCTTGAGCAGTGCCTGTGTCAGGTTCTCGCGATCCCTCGCACCGGAGGTGTCCCAGCCTTCGAACACCCCTGTGATAATGGCGATGTCGTAGGCGCCGATTGTCTGGATCGCCGTATTCGCCGCCGATCCTGCGGCCGCCGTCGTCCAGGCGGGATAGCCAGTACTGGCATTGCTGCCATAGCTTTGGTCGCCAGCCACCGCTACCAACATGACGCGCGGGAAGCTCAAGACTGCCGAAGCTGAACTGACCGTGAGCGAGAAAGGTGCGGACGCAGTAGAGCCGACACTATCCTGCACCTGGATCACCAGGCTTTCAGTCTCGGCGGTGGTCGGTGTTCCTGTCCCCAATCCGCCCGAGGTCATGGAGAACCAGTTGCCCGTGTTGGGCGTATCGGACAGAACGGTCCAGCTGTAGGGCGGGATTCCCCCAGTAGCCGCCATACTGACGCTGTAGGCCGTGCCGACCGTAGCGCTGGGCAAGGGATTGGAGTTCGTGATGGATAGCGGAGTGCCGGTCACGGTCAGCGTGAAGAACCGACTCGCCTTGGTGCCCTGGGAGTCGATCACTTGGACCAGCACCACTTCCGTTTCCGGAGTGCCGGGTGTCCCGCTGAATACGCCCGCAGCGGATAGGCTGAGCCAGTTCCCGGTATCCGGAACGATCGAGAGTGTCGACCAGATGTAGGGGGCCTGCCCGCCGGTGGCGCTCAGTGAGGCGCTATAAGCGTTGCCGATTGATCCCGTAGGGATCGAGGCCGTTGTAATCCGCAGAGGCGGCAGGGTCGCATCTGGTAACGCTACCCACTTGTTGTGGAGGAGCGTGACCACTACTTGGCTCGGCGGAGGCGGATGTACTTACCCATCGTGGGCTCGTCGTCGTCCGCTCCTTCGGATTCCTCGATCGTCTCGGCGCTATTTAGCGCGCAGCAGGCTTTCTCATCGGTCGTGAAGTATCCGTTACCGCACCAACCCTCACGGCCCAGGCTGTCCTTCCATTTACCCTCGCGATACCACCCGCAGCGTTCGCAGCCAAAGCCCTCGCCGTTCTTGGCAGTCCCGAAGAGAGCCGCGGCCTTCGTGGTCCGCTTCAGGCGCGTTTCGGGGTCGCCCGCGCATTGGAGCTCGTAGTGTCGGCAGCTGCTGGCTTTCGGGTCGATGTCATCGGCATCCACATCCTCGATGAGTAAGCAGTCGCCCTTCTCCAGCTGATTGCATGTCCCGCAGACGTAGTTGCCGTCATGGTCGTAGTTGTGTGGACTGCCGAACCCCCAGAGGTCTGCGAAGTTGAACTGATTCGCGTACCGCATCCGGTTGTGATTCATGGTCACTTCCAGCTGGGGTGAGTTCTTCTCCGGCTGGATGTAGGCGTCGTCCTCGTCCCGGGGCCAATTGACGATCTCACGCTCCACCGGTGCCTCCGGCTTGCGGGTTCATGGCCTGGTGGGCCTTGGCGAGATTGAGCACGGCTTGAGAGGCGCCGGGCGCGGCCTGCGCGATCTGCTGGGTCTGGGCCTGCTCCTGCTGCTGCTGGCGCTTCGCGGCCAGTTGCTCCGGATCCAGGATCAGCTTGCCGGGGAAGCCTGAGGCTTCTAGAAACTCCTTGCCGGTCTGATCCACGTCGATCAGGTCCAGCATCCCGGGAAGAATGCTCGCCATGGAGCCGATACCCTGGACGCTCGTCATGATCGTCTGGGCTTCCTCGGCGCGCATGAGCTTGGACAGCGGCGAGGTGTACTCGATCTTCAGGCCCTGCTCGGACTTCACCAGCTGATCCGGCGGTGGCGGCAACATCCGGGCACGGGAGAGGATGTCAATTTCCCGCACGATCTGGGGTCCTAGGAACTCGGACTGCTGCCGTCCCATGGCGGGAGCGATCAACATGCCCTTCTCCTGGGCACGGATGAGCGCTTCGGTGGCGGTCATCTGCGGGTTCTGCACCAGGATCTGGAACAGCGTGACAAGGAACGCATCGTTGATGGACTGGGCTTCCAGGTCCATCAGCTCCTTGCCAATCTCGAAGTTGCTCTTGATTTCCAGCGGGACAACCAGCGGGGTGCCATCGCCGCTCAACATTCCGTAGTTGAGGGCACCGGCCCGGAGGTTGAACGGCGTGAGTGCGCCTTCATCGGCGAGCAAGAGCGGTGGGTCTACCGCCTTCTGCCCGGCGCGTAGCGCGGTCTTCTTCTGCTCGTTGAGGGTGCGGATCGCAGGGAGGGCTACCGCCGCGGGAGAGCGACCGTAATGCTCTCGAGGGGCCATGCGATAACGGCCCACGGCATAAGGGAATGTCCGGTAGCCTCCCTGCTTGAGAACGCTCTTCTCATCGGGCCAGATGTACCACGAGCTGTACGCCATGCCCTTGGGCCCAATCGCTCCTGCAACACGCTCCTCGTTCGGTCGCACGACGTGCAGGATCTGGAACTCGTGAAAGGGCTTCTCGTCCAGTGCTTCCTTGATCTTGTCCGGTAGCTTCCAGCCATCGGATTTCGCCATCTGCGCGCACTGGTGAGCCGTGAAGGGGAACTTGCGGTAGATCTGATCCACCATCCCGGCCGCATCGAGTGACCAGACGACCTCGTTCAGCGGGATAGAGCGGTAGATGAGGTTCTTGCCCATCGCCTCATCGATGAGCATCGCGGCATTGCCGAACGCCCCGAGCTGCATGTAGCACTCGTCGATCTGGCTCGCGTAATTGGCTCTTGGGCGGTAGCGGGCGGCGAAGAGGATCTTGCGGACCTGCCCGCAGTAGTCCTGCACTTCCTCATCGTCCTTGAGCGCCTCATCAGCCGGCACGATGTCGTGCCACATCTGGGTGCGGGGAGTGAGCATCTGCTCCATGGCGGCGGCAAAGCGCTCATTCGCGGTAATGCCGGTGGAGTCGAAGATCCGCGTGGTGCGGATGATGCCTTCGGAGAAGTACCCGATGAAGTTGTCCCAAGCGGGCATCACATACTGGGCGATGGTGTTCCACAGCATGCGAAAGTTGGCTTGGTCGCTGTGGAGCTTTTCCCAGTGACCGATCAGCGTGCGGACGTCATCGCTCATTGACGCAGCCTCGGTAAGGCAGCGTCAGGAAATCAACTACGCCATGTCTTTGGGATCAGTATCCAGCCCACGCGCGTAGTGCATCTGCTTCTGCATCCTGCACAGGCGGAAGTATCGTCGGGTGCGCAGGATGCGCTGGGTGAGGTCTTCGGGATGGGCGTTGACCCATTCCCGTGTCGGCTCGTCGGCCGGGTGAGACGGGACGACTTTATCGGGTGGGTTGAGGGGGAAGTCGGTCACTGAGGAAACTTACTCGCGCAATACTCCTCAGCGCTCTTGTAGACACCTACCCAGGCTGATTCGTAATTGCGGTATCGCCACTCGCAATCGAAGAGCGCTTGCCGCCGCTGAAGCTCCATGTGTCTTTCTGCCATGCCAATGAAGGCAAAGGTGGCGAGGATCGCTACGATGACCAGAGCCCATAATCCCTTGTTCATCCCTACATCGTAGCGTCACGCCAGCTTCTTGGATAGAAACTCAATCAGATACTGTAATGACTGGTGATCCAGGCACATGCTTGCGAAACCGCCATACTCTAAGTCCAGGATATCGATGCAAAGCCCATAAGGAGCATGTTTTACGATCATCCGAGTCAAGGCAAACTCGAATACCGCCTCGTCGGGAGATAGGGATTTCAGATAGTTGGCCATGCCTCTCACATCGTAGCGTACTCAGGCCGTGGGTACGACCGGCGCGCCACATCCCGCGCCCCCTGCGCATAGCACCTCATCGCATCCGCCGCGTGACTCGTCCAGTCGTGCAAGGGCTTCTGGCTGAAGCACTTCAGCTTGTCGTCCCAGGTTCGCTGGTACTGTCGTAATGCCCCAAGGCCACGAGCGCACCGGTCACGGTCAATTCGGCATCTAGGTAGCAGGACCCTAACTGCGTTAATACCATCATCCACTGATGCGCGTTTCTGTACCCGGATGGGTCGTACTCCCAGAGACTTGAGCGTATCGACGCGGCTACTGGCGTTATTCCCCCACTCACGATCATCGGCATCATGCGGAAGATAATGCCCCTCGTAGTTGTAATCCCGTTCCTTGAGGATTCGAGCATAGTGATCGGCGCCCACTCCGCTGTTCTCGTAGTAGTCGATGATGTGGACCTCGAGGCCTATCTCCTGGATGAACCAGATGGCCGTCGAGTCGCCCACGCCTAGGTCCCATGCCGTGTAAACCGGATAGCGGGGGTCGTGCGGAACCTCGGTGATCCGTCCGGCCTCTTCCATCCTCGCGATGATCTTGCCGTAGTAGCTGCCGGGGATTGCGGCATCGAAGGAGCAGAAGTACTCCTGCTGGATGAGGTTGTCGGCTTCTTCATCACCACGCTCAGCGGCAAGCTCCCGTCGTATGCGCTCCAGCTGCTGGGCCGAGATAAGGCCTGTATCGCGTACGGTGAGGGTCTGCGAGAACCATCCCGGCGCCGTGCGTCCGAGCTCCACGAGTCCATGGAAGTGATTGCGGCCGCGGGGCGTGGAATTGAAGATCGCCCACCCGCCGTTCTCCTCCAGGATCGGCCGGAGGAAGGACCAGCTGTTGGGATCGGACAGTGCGTATTCGCTGTAAACGATTCCCCGTGGAGGCGAGCCCACCAGTGCATTCCAGTTGTCCGAGCCCACCACCTGCCAGGTCGCACCGCCCTTGAAGCGGATGAGCATGTCCTGCTCGCGGGTGGTCTCGCGGATCTCAGGCGGGAAGGCCCAGTCGATGCGTCTACGCCCAGTATGGGGATCCACGGCATCCCAGACTGCCTTACGGGCTTGGTTAGCCTGGGGAAGCATGTACCAGTAGTTGCCGGGGATCTGGATGGCGTCCTGTGCGGTCCAGTGCAATCCGACATCATCCTTGCCTGACCTGCGATGCCAGCACGCGACAGCACGTCTACACCCCTGTTCCAGAGCGGTCCACAACGGGAGCTGGTAAGGCCTTGGCTGCCACAGGTTGGGTAGGGTGACTTCCATCGGAGAATCTCAGTACCCGAACCTGTAGCGGCTCGTTGTTCTTGTTGCCGAGGTCGATATTCGCCAGTCGCGGATGAACGTACGGCGCAGCCGAATTCGCCGCACTGAGACGCACCTGCAGAGGCTGCTCTGGATCGCGCAGGAGGCTGAGGAAGAAATCCAGGGGAGTAAGACCACTCGCGGCGATGGCAGCCTCCTTGGCTGCGGTAGCCTTGTTCGGAACGCCCTTGCGTGAGCCTCCACCGGTTTTTTTACCCTTGGCCATCGCAATTGAGTCTCACTGTGCCATCTTTCATCGCCCCTTCCCCAGCACCTGCCGTGCAACCTTGACCGTCTTGCTCTCCTCCTTGACCTCCGGTGGCGGGTGGCCGAGCTCCTGGAGCACGAGGTCCGCGATGCGTGCCCCGGTCTTGACGCCTTCAGTCCCCGTGAGCTTCGAGTGCGCCTCGGGCTCGCTCTCGGGCAGGGACGAGACGTAGATCCGCAGTCGGTTGACGTACTGCAGGATGTGCAGACGGGTCAGGTGGACGTTCCAGTCACGCATTCAGCACCCACAGGATTTGCACGCAGAGCAGTTTCGCCTGAGCCATTGGGGCATCCAACAGATCAGGCGACAGTAAAAGCCGATGGAGCACTCGGGGGCAGAAGGATCATGAAGCTCGACTCTGGAGATTCGCTCGACGTGCCCACGGCATTGACCGCTCTGCCGGCGATATACCACTGACCCGACGTATTCGGCTTGTTCGTCAAACTTGCGAAGGTGCCCGTGTAGCTGTTTTTCGAAGCATCGAACGTGAGGCTCGAGACGGTCACTTCGTTGTGCACTGTGTATTGGCCTGAAGCCGTACCCATGTCCACGAAGAAGTTCGTCACGTTCTCGGGGGTGACATTGAGGTCAACGATCGTGAACGTGGTCGGATTGGTCACAAGGGACATGGGATCTCCTAGACGGGTTGAATTTCGATTCGGGTCAAAGGGGCGCCACGCGATTGCGTGACGGTCAGCTTGATGTGGTCCGGGGAGTCGTTCACCAGGATGGCGGCATGGCGGAGTGCATCGATCACTGGCTTGACGGAGCCGACGAGGTTGTCGGGGTCGAGCTCTCCGCGAGAGCGGCGGTTGATGGTCACCTGGGCGCGCGGGTACGGAGGGTCTTGATGGCGAGCCTGCAGGATGGCCATTCCCACTTCCTCGTTCCAGAGCTTCGACTCCCGCCAGCGCACGCGCCAATGCTTGCCGCGCAAGTAGTTTGGGCTCGAGGGTACGCGGGGAATTTCGAGGATCATTGGCTAAGCAGGCTGTTATGTTGCGCGTTGATGACTCCACCACCTAACAACCTACTTGCAACATGCATGCATTGAGCGTCCGCGACGCACCACTTCGGCCCGTGAGTATCGTATAAGTTCTTGGCCTGTTGTTTACACCAAGCGACCCTTTCCTCGTAAAAAACAGATCCAGGCTCTTCCTCGACATCCACTCGGGCCAAGTAGGAGTCCAACAGATGCCAGGCGTGTACCGGTTCCATTTCCTCCAGGCGCAAACTCAGACTTCGTTGCCGTAGATCGAAATTCTTAGCATCCTCGCGATTGGGCGCTTCCCTGCGGGGTGAGTTGCGCAACGCCACCGGCTTTGGAAACTTCGTCTCCCCTGTGGCATTGAGCAGGATACGCTCGACATGCGCCTGAATCTCATCGAGATTCACATCACGCAGCGATCGCCAGTAGGCCTCACCCAGCGCATCCGTATACGTTTTGCCGAGCGTTGCGCAGAGTTGTTTCAACTCGCCCTTGAACGCATCGAACTCTTCGAGTCTCATGCCGTAGGCCTCCAGCCGGTATCCTCAGGATTTGTTTTGCGAGGAACCGGCAAGGGAAATGGATCGCGAAACTTGCACTCCGGTAGTGTGAAAAACTTCTTGGGCGATTCGACGTATTGGGTGCCAGTGCTGCCCTTGGCCTCACACTGAGCCGCATAGCGCTGACACCCCGCAACAAGTTCGTCCCACGTATGGCCTTCGTCGATCCGCCTCCGAGCCTCCCGTTCCGCGACTAGCCAATCACTGAGGGCGTAGATGCCCTTCGGGTAGACGCTCTTCAGCCGCTCGACCTGTTCGCCATCCTCCGCGCGCGCAAGAAGTACATTCCCTTCCTTTCCATTCCCTTCCCTTCCAGAGAAGAGACCGCAACTTACCGGTGAACTTCCGCTACTAGTCGGTGAGGACTCGGTGAGGACTCGGTGAGTCTTCAAACTATCCTCGTAGAGAGGTACCCTAGGTTTCGCCGGTTTCTCGACTTTTTGGTGAGTTCTGAAACCCTTGATATGCAAGTACTTCTTCCCTTGAGCTTCATACTCGATCAACAACCCGACCTTGAGCAGCTCCTGGACGAGCGGCTCACAGTCGATGTTGTCGTAGGGGAACGCTTGCGCCTTGAGTTGCTTGGCCGAACGGTCAAGCCCTCCATGGTCGTCTGCGAAGTTCCATGTGGCGATGAAGAGTAGGCGAGCACTCACCGAGCACTCCCCTACTCTTTCGTCCGTCCACAACTCCGGTTTTACGGTGCGAATTCTGGCCATCAGGGCAGCAACTTCTCCGCGATGAGAATCACTCCAGACCAGAATCCGGCGGACACAATCAAGAGCAGGCAAAGCCCGACCAATGGATAGGTGGGCTCGTCACGCAACTGCATAGGGGTAACCTCCACCCGCAGCGCAACAAGGCCTGAACCTTGCTGCGGCCCTGCGGGAGTGCGCGCTCCATGCGTTAACATAGGTTAAAAAAGGGGGCGCGTTTCGAACTGCAAACAAACAGTCGCGCATACTGTTGGATCGACGCAGATATCTCACAAGAAAACTGAAGTTTTCAAAGGAGCATCTAAATCGACTCTTTTGCGTTGCGACGTTTGTCCGAGAGGCGTACGGTGATCGCCCTGAACGCTGCGGAAGAACAGCGGTATATTGAGAGGGGCCGTCGCTATGCATGGCTTGCACCTTCGACGGCAGAAACCTGCCGGACCGTCGCCCGTGGTTTATTCAGCTTGTCGAGCCGATCCCGGGTCAGTCGGTGCCCTTTGCGTGATGCTGCGGCGATCACTGCGTCGAAGGCTTCCGGGGGAATCCGCTTGCGCTGCGACCATTTGGCGAGGCGCTGCCACGGAACACCCACGTCGCGCGCCATCGCGGGCTGCGTTTTCCAGAGACCAAAGACCTGATCGATCGACGTTAAGTTACAACGGGCTGGCATTTCACGATTTAATCATGGACGATAAATCCATGCAATCGTGGAGTACAATGGAACTGACCTTAGCGACGACGCCGGGGACAATCTTCGGCATGGATAAGCCGATCGGTCGTCCCAAGAAACTCACCCCCACGGCCTACGAGGAATCGTTCAGGCGCCGCGTGAGGGCCGCTCGAGCTCTATACACCGACGAACCCAAGGTCATGGCCAGAGCCCTTGGAATACGTGAAGACACGTATTACCGCTACGAGACACGCACTATGCTGCCTCATTATCTGATGCCGCGGTTCTGTGAGCTGACGGGTGTCACCGCTGACTACCTTATCAACGGTCCGCGCCCAGGCCACCCTTCTCATACAGGGATCTCAGTTCAGGAATAGCCGGTAGGCCGGTGGAATGTGACTTCTGTCACATTTTTTTCGCCTATTTCATGGACGATTAATCCTTGACTTTGTGGACGAACTGTCCATAGAATCTCTCCATCGCACACGGCCCTAGCGCCGATGGAGAGCCAGATGTTCTTCACCGCAACCGACCTTCTGTACGTCGCTGGCTTCTGCCTGATGGCAGGGGCGTCGCTGGGAATCCTCTCCCTGCACTTCTACGAGTGGCTCACGGAGAAGGCGTCGTGAGAGCCGTACTTCCACT